GAGGCATGACGAGCACTGCCACGGCGCTGATGCATTCATGGTGTTCTCGGATGGATACAAGACGTTCGTTCAGTTCATCGCGGCTGTCGAGCCCGAACAGGATTGGGTTGTCTAATCCATGACCGAGAAGATGGACGACGACAAGCTGAAAGCCTTGTTGTCGCAGGAAATCAGTTCGGCCCTGACTTACGACGATACCGAACTATCGCAAAAGCGCGCAAAGGCCCTCGAATACTATCGCGGGATCATGACCGACACGCCAGCCATGCAGGGGCGCTCATCGGTCGTGTCGATGGATATCGCAGATACGATCGGCTGGATGCTGCCGGGCATCATTCGCGTATTCACGGCTTCCGATCGGATGGCGCTCTATGAGCCGCAGAACCCGAATGACGAGGAGTTCGCCAAGCAGGCGACCGATTATATCAATTACGTGTTCATGAGGGACAATCCCGGTTATCGCATCCTATGGAACGGGACTCATGACTCGCTCTTGATGGGCAACGGCATCATCAAGCACTGGTGGGATAAAAAAGAAGAGATCGAGGTTTCCGAGCATTCCGGCCTGACGGAAATGCAAATTGCCATCATGCAAATGGATCAGTTCGTTAAGCTGGTGGCGCAGAAGCCGGGCGAATCGCAGTGCATTTACCTGACCGATCCGGGAACAGGGCAGCAGGTCAAGCAGGAAATCCCGACCTTCGATGTGAAGGTCAAGAGGGTTGTCAGTTCCGGCAGGCTGAAGGTGGATTGCATCAACCCGGAGGACTTTCTACTCGACCGCGAGGCGACCTGTATCGAGGATGCAAGGTTTACGGCTCACCGGCAGGATGCGACGCGCTCCGATCTGATCGAGATGGGCTTCGACAAGGAACTGGTTGAAAACCTTCCTGTTGATCGCTTTTCCACCATTCGGCAGGAACGAATTGCCAGAGACGAAAACTCTACCACGTTCTTCAACAACGTGGGTGATGAATCGATGCTCCTGGTGGAGTTGTTTGAGTGCTATGTGAAGGCCGACGTTGATGGCGATGGTATCGCGGAGACTGTCCGCGCTTTCTATGCTGGCGCGGCTGGGACTGGTGAACTTCTCGACTGGGAAGTCTGGGACGATGACGTTCCCTTCTCGGATATCCCCTGCGAGCCTGTTCCGCACCGTTGGGATGCGCGATCGGTTGCTGACGACACGTCGGACATTCAGCGCGTCAAAACGGTTCTGACACGGCAGTTTCTCGATAACCTTTACTGGGTTAACAACCCGATGACGACCGCTGAGGAAAGCTCGATTTCAAATCCGGAAATGCTCCGCAATCCTCGATTTGGTGGCACGGTTTATTTCAAGAAGAGTGCAGTTCCGCCGGCTCCGTTGCCGATCCCGTTTATTGGTGACAAGGCGCTGCTCGGACTCCAGCACTTCGACAATGTAAGGGAAATGCGAACCGGCGTCTCCCGCTCCACCATGGCGCTGGACCCGGAAGCGTTGCAGAACCAGACCGCGACCGCAAGCCAGAACCAGAAGGATTCGGCCTATTCTCAGATTGAGCTGATCGCCCGCAACCAGGCTGAACTAGGCTGGCGCCGCGTGTTCCAGCAGATGCTCAAGCTGATCGTCAAGCATCAGGACCGGCCGCGCACGATCAGGCTGCGCGATACGTGGGTGGAGATGGACCCGCGCTCCTGGAATGCCAAGATGGACGTGACAATCAATGTCGGCCTTGGAACTGGCTCGCGCGACCGCGACATGGCGATGCTGAACCAGATTCTCAATGTCCAGATCGCAATGACTGATCGGCTGGGGCAGGCAGGGTTCTCCGATGAGGCGCTTGAAATGGTGCCAAAGATCAACATGACCGCGACCAAGCTTGCCGAAAGCGCCGGCATCAAAAACCCGGATCAGTTCTATCTCGATATCAAGCCCGAAATGCTTGAGAAAATGAAGGCTGAAGCCTCGCAGCGAACTGATCCGAAGATGGAAATCGAGAAGCTGAAGGCCAACACCCAGATGCAAATCCAAGCGTCTGAGGAAAAATCAAATCAGGCCCGCGCTCAGGCTGAAATCCAAAAGGCAATAGCCGAAGCGCAGATCAAGATCATCGAAGCAGAGGCCAAGCAGCGCGAAACCGCGATGAAAGAGCAGCTATCGGTCGCGCAAATCCAGAATGAGAGAATGCAGCTTCAGGTCGATCAATTGAAGGCCGAAGCGCAGAACCAGACCACGTTGGCGAAAGCCGCGCTGGATAATCTGGTCAAACTGGAAATCGCTCGCATCAACGCGAGCAAGGATACCGATACCAAGCCGGATGCTGTGGAAAGCAAACTTAGCCAGGATGCTGGGGTTTAAGAATGGCAACACTTTGGATCAAGGAACATTTCAAGAAGCCTCAGCTTGCGGGCGCTCCTGACATTTGGTCAGAACCGAGCGACGTTGAGCAGGCGGTCACGATCAGTGGCACGTCGGCGCAATCCGCGGCGTTCAACGCCCAGACCAAATTCATCACGATCACGTCTGACAGCGCATTTTGCTATCTTGTGGCCGCTAACCCGACGGCGGCAGCAACGAATTTCCGCATTGCGGCGGATGAGATCGTGACTTTTGGCGTCGAGCCAGCGCCGGGCTTGGCTCCCTATAAGATCGCCGCGGTTACGACGACATGATGATTTACCTAGCGGTCTATCTCTATGTGATGGGCGCAACCACGATGTGGTGGTTTGCCCGCGCAACGGGCAAGCCGATGTCAGCGAAGATTATCGCTACCATTAGCTGGCCCGTCTTGGTCCCCATAGTGGCATTTTGGGGATAGCCGTTTGAGCGACCACCTCGCCAAGGAAGCGAGGAATGTGCTATAATAAGCGGGCTGATTTGGTGTTGAAGCACCTAACCAGCCCTAACCAAGCCAACCTGGTGGAAGGTCGAAATGGCTCAATTACGTATATGCTCCATCCCCGATTGCGGCAAGAGAGTCGAGGCGCGCGGCTGGTGCGTTGCTCACTACAATAGATGGTTTCGTCACGGCGACCCTCTTGGCGGCGGTATCTCCAAGGGAGAGGCGCTGCGCTATTACCGCGAGGTCGTACTCACCTACGACGGGACCGATTGTCTTACTTGGCCGTATGATTGCAGCACTTCTGGCTACGGCAGACTGCACTATAACGGAAAGCAAAAGAACGTTTCGCGGCTCGTTTGTGAGGAGTCTGAGGGGCCTCCTCCCACAGATCATCACGAGGCAGCGCACTCATGCGGCAATGGTCATCTAGGCTGTGTCGCTAAGCGGCACCTTTCTTGGAAAACATCGGCCGGGAATAGCTCTGATAGAGTGAAGCACGGAACGAGCGGGGCTGGCGAGAAGAACGCCGGTGCCAAACTTACTGAAATGGATGTTGCAGAAATTCGCAGGCTCCTCGGCACCATGAAGCAGCAAGATATCGCGGACAGGTTCGGCGTTTCGGCCGCGCTAATATCCAAGATAAAACACAAAGAGCTGTGGAATGGATAAAGATCACCTGAGCCGCGAAGCCGACCGCCTCAAGAATGACGACACATTCAACAAGGCATTGGACGATATTCGGGCTGAGACGTTGAATGCGCTCGCTCTCGCCAATGCCGATGACAAGACAATGATCTTGCGGCATCAGCAAAAGGTCGCTGTGATCGATGAAATCCGCACCACTCTGAGCCGCTACATCATGGCGGCAGACGTGCAGGAAGACGCCGGTTCGTTTGCTTAGACGATCCCCGGCTTAACACCAAAGGAAAACTGAATGTCTGATACCAACCCCGCGCCAGCGGCTGGTAATGACGCCCCGTTGTCATTCGATGACGGCGCCGATGCAATTGCTGATGTTCTCAAAGACCCGGCAACGGACCTCTCAGAGGAAGATCAGGGCCAACAGGATCAGCCCGAAGAACCCCAGGCGGAAGGCGAGCAGCCCGAAGCCGAAGAGACTGAGGAGCAGTCCGAAGAGGGAAAGACCGAAGAGGAACAAGACGGACCCGGTTACGAGTCAGGCAAGTTCGCGGCCGATACCGCGAATGTGCGCCTGAAAGACGGAACCGTGATCTCCGTTCAGGACCTCAAGCGCGGATATCTCTCTCAAGCTTCGTTCACACGCGGCACTCAGGAAAACGCTAGGGAACGTGAAACCCTCGCCTCCCAGAAGGCCGATATTGAACAACACGCTCGTTCCTTGCAGGAGCAGCGGGATTTCATCCTTCAGGTAGCGCAGCAGTTCTTGCCGCAGCCACCGGACGAGCAATTGTTGAATGGCAATTCGCCAAACTATGATCCGCTCCGGTATGTGGCATTAAAGGCTGACTACGATAAGAGGGTCGAGTCGCTAGCGCAGTTGCAGAATGCCGCGCAGGCCAATCAGGCCCGCACGACCCAGGAGCAGCAGCGACAGCAGAAGGATTTGCACGACAGGGAAGCCAAGCTCTTGCTCGAGGCCATGCCGGAATTGAAAAAGCCGGATGTCTATAGCAAGTTCTGGACTGAATCGGTCGATACCATGGCTGAGTACGGCTTCTCTCCGGAGGAGATGAACAACGCCCTGGATCATCGGCTGTACCGGGTTTACCGCGATCTCGCGGCATACCGAAGGGCGCGCAAGAACCTTCCGACCGTCAAGCAAGCCGTGCAGTCAAAGCCCGTTCTCACTGGCACGAAACGCATGGACCCGAAGGCGAAAACATCCCGCGAGCAACAGGCGAGGAAAGAGCAACTGCGCACAACCGGCGATTTCGATGCCGGCGTGAGCGCGCTCATGGACCTTGACCTTTAGCGGAGAACCCAAATGGCACAGGTTGCCAATACCTTTGAGACTTACGACGCCGTAGGGAACCGGGAAGAGCTGGCGGATCGCATCTATCAGATCACGCCGGAAGAAACCCCGTTCACCTCCTTGATCGGCCGCAAGCCGGTCGTTTCTGTCCATCCCGAGTGGCAGACCGACACGCTTGGTTCGGTTGACACCAGCAACAACCAGCCGGAAGGCAACGACTGGACGTTCAATGCTGTCAATCCGACTTCTCGCGTCGGCAACTACACGCAAATCTCGGACAAGAAGATCATTATCTCGCGTACCCAGGACAAGACCTCAAAGGCCGGCCGCAAGTCGGAACTGGCTCGCGAGGTTGCCAAGAAGGGCGTTGAGCTTCGTATTGATATGGAAGCCATCACCCTGTCCAACCAGGCTTCGCTGGCCGGCTCCGGAAACGGTGCCACCAACCGCAAGCTTGGCGGCTTCCGGGCGTGGCTCGCCACGAACGACAATCTTGGCTCTGGCGGCACGTCTGGCGGCTTCAACACTTCAACCAGCGTTGTGGACGCGGCAGGCAACGGCACTCAGCGGGCCTTCACCAAGGCCATTCTGGATGCCACGATCCTGTCCACCTACAACGCGGGCGGCGT